CCCACATTTCCTGAGCGAACTCGCGGCAGTACTGCCCGAAACGGGATGATGAGCGCACGTCGCGCCGGTACAATTCGACGTGCGGATGCCGAGCGCGCATGTACACCTCGAACGCCGCCCGCTCGTCTGCCGGCGCTGCCGCTGCATCTGCGGAGGGAGCGGCAGCATACTCGCAGGAATCGCCGTCTACGTTAGTCGCGGCGGTTTTGTGGGTGACGACTCCAGATACGATGCTGTCCACTTCGAGCGGCCATTCGCCGTCGTCGATTGCTGCCCGCCGACATTCTTCTATGGCCGTGTTGTGCGCTTTGGCGCGTTCTGCATCCGTGTCATACAGATCAAACCCATTGCCTTCTGGGTCATAGACGAAATAGCCGTTCTTCGCCGGGAACGCCCGATCGGCGGCCACCGTTCCCACATCCTCATTGCGAAGGACGCGGTTTCGGAGCAACTCCACCGCGTATTTGATGATGGCTTTGTTCCCGATAGAGACGCCGGACCAGTCGCAGGCTTCGAGGCCATCAGTTACGCGCATCGCCCGCTCATCCGCCCCATTGCCCGTGCCTTCGAGCGGGGCGGACGGTGCGGGTTGCGTCGGCGATTCGGGCTGTGCGGGAGGTTTCCCGTTCTTGACCCAATCCGGCAGATCGTCTGGATTGATGTCGGACGGAATGCCGTTCGGTACGTTCTCGCGAAGGAGATCAGCCACTCGATTGAATGCGCGCTGCATCTGCGGCCGTTGAAACGTCTGCTTCTCTGGGTCGCCATCAATGCAATACTCGACGATTGCCCAAGAAAGGCGGTCGGTGGATACGATTCGAGCGAACGGGCGCAACGCTCGGCGAAGCGCTTCATTCTCCACTGCAAGCGAGTGATTCGCTGCCCGCAGCATCCGTGCATCTTCGGGCGTACAACCCTCGGCCGGCGCTGCTTCGTGCTGCTCGACAGGGGATGCGGCGTTATCCATGATTCGCTCCTTCAAGGTCTTTCTCAGCCAGTTCGCAGAAGATTCCGCACTGGATAGACAGCTCGTTTTGATAGTCCCCGACGTCTGGCAGCAATTCGTCGAGGAACACTCGTTCCTCCCCGACCTTCACAAGCTTCACGCCCATGCGTCGACTAAGCTTGGCCATGCGGTCAAATTGAGGCGGGAAGTCGACGCGAACTTTGTTCCAGTAGCCGGCGCCCCCTTTGACGCAACCGATGCAGTTGTTGTGCGTATAGCCGAGCTTGTACATCGTCGGAATCTCGATTCCGGCTCGGTCGATGAGCGCAAGACAGTCTGCGTGCGTTATGCCTTTTTCGACCAGAATCGGCCAAATCAGAACGTCATTGTTTCCGTCGATGAACTGGTCGACTCGGCCTTGTTCCTCGGCTGAGTATCCGAACACGTGCATGTCCCCATGGCGCTGGAATGCCTCTCGGACGTGCTTCTTCAAGGCACGCGTGCAAGCTGCACCACGCACGCCGGCGATGTATTTCTCTCTCTCGAAAACGGCATAGATTGACGACCCGAACTTTTCGCTGGTCAGCCGCGTTATAGGAACGCCAAACCAGCGCTCACAATCGGCGGCGAAACGGACGTTGTCCGGGTGCTCTTCATCGATGCCACACTGGGCGACGATCAACGGCAGGTTTTTGCCCCTCACGTTCTCGGCGATCGCCAATTTCGTCGCGACAGCGGACGCAGCCCCGGCCGAAAACCAACAGACGATTCGCTCAGTCACGGTTCGCCTCCAGGTCCGTCAGCGCATCAGCGCGGCTATTGTCGGTGGTGGTCATGTGTGGTCCTCAGGTGGTCAGTTGCTTCGCGTTTGCTTCGAACACGGCGCGTGCGAACCCCATCGGCGTAGCCGAGCGGATGTCGCCGCGGTCGTCGGAAGGGGGGCAGCGTGGATCCGGTTGTCGGGTGCGCCAAGACCTTCCGCGCGATTCGGAGCGGGCATTTCGAATCCGCCGCCGACCCACAGGCACGTCTTCTTCGTGTAGTGATCGGCCAGCTCGAAGGCGGTATAGTCGTGCGGGTGGAACGTGTGGTCTGGCTTGCGCCAGTGCGACGAAATCACGCTCACCGGGTTCTCGATACCGTATGGCGCGCCGAGCGACTCGAGGAATTCGGCCGCCGCGGCGAACATCTCGATCGACTGCGACAGCGCGCGCAGACCCTTACCCTGGAACCAGCGGGCGCCACTGACGGCTAGGTGCGTGCAAGGCGGAAAGGCGAAACCGAACACAACCAGAGAATCCGGCGGCAGCGCAGGCGGCCCGATCAGTGCGTCCCATTGCTGGAATACGATCCCATCGCGCACGGTGCGCCCGACATGCTGGATGTCGTAGCAGATGCATCGGTAGCCGGCTTCGGCCCAAGGCTTCGCCATGTTGCCCGTCTTGTCGAACAGGAAAACGGCTGTCGGTACGCTCATCGTCATCCTCAATCAGTAGTACAGCCTCAAAAAGTCGGGCCCGGTACTGCGGCCCTTCCAAGGGGGCTGCCATGAAGTCAAATCGTCTTTGCCTCGACGCGCCTGGTGGACTCCAAGGTGCGACTGCTCTTTCTTCCGCCACTGCGCTTTGGCTCTCCATTAATCAGATGGGGGTGCTTCTTTAGCCTCGCCCACGCTGTCGCATATGGAATTCCAGCAGCCTTAGCGTAATCGTCAAGGGTCATTTCTTTCCCGCCAACAACAACCTTAACTGTATTTCTGCGATTCCTCACGTTGTCTTGCTTTGTCACCCAGTGGACGTTACCGGGCTCATATCCCTTGTCGTTATCGATACGGTCAAGCTCGTGCTTTTCGCTTGGCTTTGGTCCTATATGAGAGAAAAATGCCTCGAAATCATTTTTCCATTCGTCACATACCGAAATTCCCCTGGCGCCATACCACTTGTATTTGGCGTTTTTCGGGTTATGGCATCGCTGCTTTGCCTCAGACCAAGCCTTGTATTCCTGCGTTTTCCGCATCCCATGAGTTTTCATAAGACCTTTGCCTCAAGTCGCCGAGTTGCTTCTAACGTTTGGAAGACGGCAATCTTTGCCTGCGCGGCGACCATCAGCCAGCGCAGCTTTTCCTCTGATTCGACGGCGGCTTGCAGGGATTTCAGATGATCCTGATAACCCTCGTCTGCATATGCCTCGCGCTCCTGAGCGCTGACTGCGTTGTGACCAGCACGCTCGGCATCTTTCATCAGCAAAGCCTTCTTGCTCTTTCGGAACTCTTCGAGATAAACGCGCGTCGCCTTGGCTTTGGCGTATTCCGATGCATTGTCCCGAATGAAATCGAGCGCCTTGAAGATGTTGATTTCTGCTTCGTCGCTCACTTAACCTCCAAGCGCTGGCCACGCTCCAAGTGCGCTCCCGGCACTTCACAGCCGTCCTTGATAGCCTGCGCGATCAGCTTCTTGTCGGGAGCAGGAGGCGGCGGAAGCGGATCGGTCAGATAAGATTGCGGAATCTGCTTCTCGTCATCGATCACGACTGACGGCGGGTTGTCGCGTATCGCGATCTTGAACAGCGGGCATTCGATCTTGGTAATGCCGGCGAAGATCATGCTGTCCATGACGTACTGCTTGATTCGGGTGGCTCGCGCCTCGTATGCCTTGCGGCGTTCGGCCATGGCTTTCTCGGCCGCTTTGATCTGCTCGGCAGTCGCTTCGAGGTTGCGAACCAGCATGATCGTGTTCGTTGCTTTGGCTTCGAGATCGCCGGAAAGCGATTCCAACGTATCGGAAATTGTCTGATCGTCCAACTCCATTTCTGCCAGCTTGTCGGCGGCGTCCTTGTATTCGCCAGCCAGAGCGTAGAGAGTGATAGCGTTCATGATGTAACCTCTTCCAGTTCAAGTTTTCGGGCGTCTTTCGCTTCATTTATGATCTCTTCTGCGACCGTGTCGCGAACCGCATGCGCCGCTTTGTATGCGCTTGCGTGAAGAGACTTGAGGGAATTCATATCGGGAGCTTTCTTGATGGCCTCGACATGGGTTTTCAAGGAAGAAGCTGCCAATCCTTGGTGAGGTGTTTCTGCCTTAGTATTTTCCTCGCCGTCGCCTTCTTCAGGACCGTGAAGATCACCCTTGTGCCACAGATCAAGCGCGGCACCGAAGCGCATAGCTGCGTTGCGCAGTGCATCGCCGATCCGTTCTTTCGTGGCGTCGGGCCCAGTCTTTCCTTGCGCATCGCCATACCCCAGACGAGTCACTCCGCAGACCGTCAGGCGAATCCACATGCCGCCGTCACGATCCAGCAATGGCAATCCATCGGGGCCAAGTGCCAGCGGCTCCCAAGTCCAGTTCTCATCGCATTCAAGCAACCGGTCGGTAAGTGCTGCATGGCCGACATAGCTCAAATGGAGGGCAGGAAGACCATGCCAGCCACCACACACATCACAATTCCCCTTCGGGGAATCCCGCTTGTAGGGCTTGGGAAGGAGGCTGATCTGATGTTCCGGGAAGGGCTCCCGCAGCCTTTGCAATCCGGTTTTCTTCTCGCTCATGATTCTTTCTCCGCTCTTCATGCCATTCCAGTTCTTCTTGCGCCTGTTGTGCCATCCAGTAATCGGGCCCGTCGTCTTTCATGTCGGACTCCGATGCACCGCCTGGTCTACATACGGAGGGTCAGCGGGCAGAACCAGCCAGAACACGAACAGCACAATCCAGCCGGCGAAGACCTTTGTGAGGTCGTGGGTGAGGATGCGTTTCATGTCAGGCTCCCGTTGCCTTGGCTATGGCGGAATGGACGCTCGTAACCAATGCATCCTCTTGGTCTTGCGTCCATGAGGTCGGGCCGCTGATATAGTCAGCGAATGCCTTGCATGCTTCGAGAAGTTCCGGCGCGGCAGCGATCAGGCGAGCGTTAGCTTCGTTGCACTTTATTCCGCCACGCAGAACCCAATCATCGTTTTCGTCCACTAACCACGGTGATTGTTGTTCTGGATCGTAATTCCAAACCGTGTCGTCCCATTTCCACGGACCCGGCGTAAATTTCGCTTCGCTCATACCGACCTCGCAATAACGTCACCAAACTGAACCGTGAGAGACACCACGATCAACACGCAGCAGATCGCGACAAGACCTGCGTAAGCGCGACCACAGGCGCGCAGTAATTCGTTGTCGTCTACCTTGCGGATGCTTTGGAGTGGGGCGCGCATCATGCCTCCGTTGCCTTGACGATAGCTTCCGATATGATCTCCTGATAAAAGGAGTCGTATGCTTCTGCGGCAGACAGGCCCAGTTCAATTCCCACTTGGAAACGCCTTTCCAAAGATTGGAGCGCCTCTAGCAGTTCTTGCGCCACGTCAGCCCGTACGTACCCGACTTCCTCGATCATGTCAGTGCCGACCGAGTCTTCGCACCACGTGTGCGAGCCCATTTCGCCCTGTTCGCGTTGCAGCCAGATATGCTTCGGTGCCCAGTTTTCCGCTTCGCTCATCTCACTCTCCCGTCCTAACCGGCGCTTCCTTACGCCCTGCCTTGATCAGCGCGGCGTCGAGGACCATGCGGATGCCGGAGGTCAGCAGGATCTCGCCCGCATCTGCATCGGCCGAGATGATTTCGAGTATCTCGGCCATGTCGGCAGACGCAGCGGGCAATGCGCCTGCGTACAGTACATCGCCGATCTTCAGGCTGTGTTGATACACGATTGACGCGATTGACCCTGTGCCGACATAGAAAAGTTGCCAGCCCGAGCCGATGACAGCGACTGGTTTAAGCGATGTCTGCTTGATCTCGTTCATGTGGTCCCTCTGGGTGGTGTCAGTACGCCTCGGCTTCGGCGCGCGTGATAAAGAAATGGATCCCATTCGTACATTCGAGGCGAATGTCGTCGTTGTACAAATCCGGACGTACGATCTCACCAACTCGATAGACCGTCTCGCCGTCATGCTGACTTACTGTTTCATCCGCGCCGAACAATTCCAGCACTCGGACGAATTCCGCGCGATTTTTCCGGCCTATAGGTGTGGAGTTACGTTTCGCGTCAGCCGGGATTTCCAGTTTCGCGATTACGCCGCCTTTGAGTTTCTTCCAGCCGATGAATGCGCCTTCCTCAGGAATTATTTGGAAGACAAGGTTTTTAACGTCGCGCAGGTTCGCGTCGTACAGGTTCGCGCCGCGCAGGTTCGCGTCGTACAGGTTCGCGCCGCGCAGGTTCGCGCCGCGCAGGTTCGCGTCGTACAGGTTCGCGCCGCGCAGGTTCGCGTCGTACAGGTTCGCGTCGCGCAGGTCCGCGTCGCGCAGGTCCGCGCAGCGCAGGTTCGCGCCGCGCAGGTTCGCGCCGCGCAGGTTCGCGCCGCGCAGGTTCGCGTCGCGCAGGTCCGCGTCGTACAGGTTCGCGCCGCGCAGGTTCGCGCAGCGCAGGTTCGCGTCGTACAGGTTCGCGCCGCGCAGGTCCGCGTCGCGCAGGTCCGCGCCGGATTCAATAGCAGCCCTCAGAGCGATCCCGATTCCGTTCACATCTGCGCTATGAGCAAACAGAACTGCGCCGGTAATCCAATGTTTGATCTCAACCTTCATGTCTTCCTCGGTTAGTTACCTTCGTGAATCCGTTTTGCCCAAGCTGCCGCGCCTTCGAAGGTCCGGAATGGCAGCGCTGTTTCATCTTCCAGCCTCGTTACCCAAAGTCCGAAGCGCATGTAAATGTGGGCTCGCATATCAACTCCTTCGCAATGCTTACTGCTCTGTAGGGAGAGGGCCAGTGCTGATCTCCGGCTTGCTAGACCTATCGACCAAGTTCTAGCGGGCGACTTACACGTCCCTGCACGTTCATCCCAAGAGCAACCAAGGGGTAGCCGTGGCGCATCAGCCTGCGCATTCCTCTCCCTACAAAACAGTCAGCACCAGCAAACTTGCCCGTAATCCACGGTCCGCCGAATCTGCCAATGCCGCTGCATTTCCGGCAGTTCCATGTCTGCGCAGGCGACTTCAAGATAGCCACCGGACAAAAGCACGAGTACGGTGTGTAGGCGATGGAAGTTCATGATTCAGTCCTTTACTTCCGATACCCGATGGGCGATGAAAATGAACGTGCTTTTCCAGTCAAACTCAAAATCCTTTCCGATCAGATCGTCGGGGTTTTCGTAGGGGAGATCGCCGCTCACAAGAAGATCGACATACGTTTCTTTGCCGTCTGAAAAGAGGCACCTATGCGCCTGCCAATCCTCGTGGTACGAAAGAACCTTGACGCGATCCATGATCTACCTCTCGTCAAAATTGATGGCTTCGGCAAGCTCGAGATCGGACTCCGTACAGCAATGCGTCTCACGCGCGCTGTACACCGTCCGTTGCTCGCGCCGGATG